GCTAAGTATTTAAATCGTCTATCAGACTTATTGTTTGTTATGGCTAGATATCACAATAAAGGAAAAGAAAAAATGTGGGTGCCAAACAATGGGTAGAGATATAGTAAAGAATCTTAAATTTAAAAAGCATACTGGGAAACATTTTGATCCAGAAAGATTTGCTCAGTTGCTTGATGAGTCATATCGTAATACTAAAAGAGCAGACGGAGAAATGACAAAGAAATCATTTAGTCCAAGCTCTTTAGGGTATGGGCATGGAACATGCCCTAGATACTGGTATATGGCTTTTAGTGGGGCAATGTTTATAGATGACAATGATGCTGTTGCCGTTGCAAATATGGCTCAGGGAACACAAGCGCATGAAAGACTTCAAAAGCTAATTGCTACAATGCCAGAGTTTAGAGCCGAAGAAGAAGAAATTATAAATGAATATCCTCCAATTCGTGGATTCATTGACTTGATTATGGAATATGACAATGAAACAGTGATTGGTGAAATTAAAACTGCTAAGCAGGAAGTGTGGGACGCAAGACAGTCAGAGATGAAACCCACTGCCAATCACTTGTTGCAGTTATTGACATACATGAAATTAAAAAATGCAAAAGAAGGATTCTTTTTGTATGAAAATAAAAACACTCAAGAAATACTTGTAATACCAGTATCAATGAATGAAAGAAATACTAAAATAATTGAAGATACATTTTTATGGATGTGCGAAGTTTGGGATAATTTTAAAGATGGCGATCTTCCTATGAAGCCAGCAGGAGCATCTAAGTCAAAGATGCCTTGCACCTATTGCCCAGTTAAAAAGGAGTGTTATGCTGGATTAACTGGAACAGTTCAGATAGAAAGATTTGAAGTGCCATCACTATGATTTGTGCCAATAAGGAATGCTTAAATGGTAAAGAGTTTACTCCTAAAACTCATAATCAAAAATATTGTTCAGAAGAGTGTTGCAGAATTGCAACTAATAAAAGAATAATGGAGAAGTATTATGAAAAAAAAGCAATACGAAATGGAACAATTATAAGAAAGTGCAAAAAGTGTAAGGCAAAGTTAAGTATATATCACAACGAAAGTTTTTGTTCTAGTTGTGAAAAGTCTATAAATTTAGAATCTAGAAACAGCCTTTTAAGGATGATAGATGACATTAGCTAGCCTTGTTAAAACAAAAGCCAATAGAGTTTTAGGTATAGATGCTTCTACAAACTCTGTAGCTTTTTGCCTTATGGAAAATGATAAGCCTTTAAAATGGGGCAAGATAAATTTAGTTGGAGCAGACATATACGAAAAGATATATAATGCAAAAGTAAATACTCATGCTATGCTAGAAGAATTAAAATCAGATTATATTGCAATAGAGGGAGCAATACTTGTCAAATCACCAGATGCTGTGATAAAATTATCTTATGTCTATGGAGTTGTTATTGCTGAGCTTATGTCTACTGGCGCTGAGGTTATTACAATTAGCCCTTCCTCGTGGCAGGCGTTCATTGGCAATAAAAATCCAACGAAAGATGAAAAGTCTGAAATAAGATTGTCTAACCCAGGTTACGCAGAATCTTGGTATAAAACTCAGTTGCGTAATATGCGTAAGCAAAGGACTGTAGATTATTTTAATAATAAATACGGTTTATCAATTACAGATTTTGACGTAGCAGATGCATTCGGCATTGCTCATTATGCAAATAAGGTGTTGACACAAAGATGATTCCAAAGAACTTATTTCAAACATACTATTGTGATTACAAAGATTTACCTAGTTATGTAAAAAATTGTACAGAAACATGGCAGCAAAACAACCCAGATTTTAATTATATCTACATGAATGAATCTGAATGTCATAAATGGCTACTAGAAAACTATGATCCTCAATACGCAAGAGCTTACGAGTTGTTAAAGCATAAAGCACAGAAGGGAGATCTTTGGAGATATAGTGTTGTAAATAAACTTGGCGGGATATATATGGACATAGACACTGTGTGCAGAAGACCTCTTTCTGATGTAATTGATTACAATTATAATTTTATCACATCGCTAGAGCTAGAAAAAAATTCAATGTTTACTCAATGGGGCTTTGGAGGACAAGCAAATAATCCTATTCTAACTAACCTAACAAACTATATTATAGAAAATGTTGATGGTTGGCCAGATAATCAAAATTCTTTAAAAACTGATTTAACTGGGCCAGTGTCTTTTCAAAAAGCGGTAGTTAGCGTATTGGGTAACGACGCAGACCCAATAGTTAATTTAATGGATTCACATGATAGTAGTGTTTTAGATTTTGGTTTGACCTGGGAAGATCGAATTAAAAATGCTACAGAAGAAATAAATAATTCTCCTGCAGCGCAAAAAGAAAAATTTGGGCTGTACACCTATAACTTTAATCAAGCTGGTAGACATTTTATGTCTTCGCAAAGGTGGACAGACAATACATTTGGCAAACCAGGAGTTGTAACTAGAATTCTTGGTAGAAATCCTAGACAAATAAATACTGATTATGCTGAGGTTAAAATATATTTAAAAAATAGACCTGGCTATAACTCGTTTGGAGGAATGTAAATGGCATTTGATTTAATTGGTTTAAATCCAACTGGAATAGAGGGAAGGCATTTTAGAAGAAATATTACTGCATGGTACTATTTTTGGGATAGTATTAGTGATCTTTATCCAGAGATAGCGTCTAAAGTTGAATACGCATATTCTAATGACGGAGATATATTAGATAAAGAGTCTTGCGAAAAGTTAGCAACATTAATGATTGATGACATAGAAAATGGAACCATTAATCATTATTGTTATCAAAACTTTACAGTAAAGAAAATTATATCTCCTTCATACGCAGACTACTACGATTTTTATTTATTTTTAACTCAATCAGGTGGATTTAAAATATGTTAAAGCTTTATCAGAGCAAAGAGTGGTTGTATAGAAGATATGTTGTTCAAAAGAAAACCGTAACAGAAATAGGAAAAGAATGCGGTGTATCTGCTATGACTATACAAAGATACATAGAGCAGTTTGGATTAATTAAAAAGCGATGAATATACTAGAGCTTGGGTCTGGCTCAGTCCCTTTACAAGGTGCCGTACATCATGATAGAATAAAGCATTCCGAATGGATAGATGTGGCATGGGACTTAGAAGTTATTCCTTGGCCCTGTAAAAACGAGGAGTGGGATGAAGTCTATGCAATTGATGTGTTTGAGCATCTAAATACAGAAATTGCAGATTGGCTGTCTGAATGTCATAGGATACTTAAGGTAGGCGGAAAACTTACTTTAAGGCTTCCAGCATGGGACAACGAATTATCTTATCGTGATCCAACGCATAAGAAAGTTTTTCACCATGAAACATTTGACTATTTTGATCCTGAAAAAGAATTGTATGAATTGTTTGGAAGGTACTACTGGGATAACGTTCCGTTATTTCAGGTGACATTTGTAGGTAGAGAAAATAATGATCTACGATTTGAACTGATTAGGAGATAATATGTTAAACCCAGTATTTAAAGATGTTACAAACTTTAACTGTAACGACCTTTATTTAAAATCAGTTGGCGCCCCTTCTGGTGGTAAAATATGGGAGGCATGCCATGAAATTGCACACTTACTAATTGAAAAGAATATATCTTATGGAGACTCAGCATTAAGTCCAGCACGTATATTTTCTCAAGCGGATTCTGTAGAACAACTTAAAGTTAGAATTGATGATAAATTAAATAGGGTTATGCACAATCAAGGGTATGCTGGGGATAATGACGTCGACGATCTGATTGGATATTTAGTTTTATATAAAATAGCTAAATCTGTTTGATTTTTTAGTCGACTAGAAGTATAATGTATATATGACAGAATTAGAGCCAGCGGTACATTTTGACCGAATGAATAAAGTAGTTGAAGAGCTGCTAAAAGGAAATACTCCAACTCAAATAGCAACTGCTACTGGTTTTAAAAGAGCTGAAGTAGTTGAACTAATTGATGAATGGAAGCAAGTAGTCCATAACGATGTAAGTTTGCGTGGTAGGGCTAAGGAAGCAATTTCTGGAGCAGACCAGCATTATGCTATGCTTATTAAAGAAGCCTGGAAAACTGTAGAGGATGCAGATACTCAAGGTCAGTTAAACGTTAAAGCAGGCGCACTTAAATTAATTGCAGACATAGAGACTAAAAGAATTACAATGCTTCAGGCCGTTGGCGTTTTAGAAAACAATGAAATTGCATCTCAAATTGCAGAAACAGAAAGAAAGCAAGAAATTTTAGTTGGCATATTAAAAGAAGTAACCGCTGGATGCCCTAAATGCAAACTAGATGTAGCAAAAAGATTGTCTCAAATAACTGGTATTGTTGAATCCGTAGTAATAGAAGAGTCCGATGTCGTTTAATTTTAACGATCTAATTGATCTACTTGATGGCGAAGAGTTTGAAGAGAAACCAGTAGACCTTCGTGAATTTGTTACAAGCCCAAACTATTTAGGTCTTCCTCCGTTATCAGATATTCAATATACTTTGATTGAAAAAAGTTCACAGATATATAAAGAACCAACACTTATAAAACTATTTGGAGAAGAAGAAGGAAAAAGAATTGCAAAACAAACTGCAACAGAAGTAGTTGCACAGTTAGGCAAGGGAAGTGGAAAAGATTACTGTTCTACTATTGCTGTTTCATATATAGTATATTTACTATTATGCTTAAAAGATCCAGCTTCTTATTATGGGAAGCCACCAGGAGATGCAATTAAGGGATTTAAAACTAGAATCGATAAATCTCCCTGGTTTGTAGGAAAATATGAAGCTAAAGCATCTGAAATGAAATTTGATAAAGCAATTACAGTTCATTCAGGACACTCAGAGCGTGAAGCCTGGGAAGGTTACAATGTTATTGTTGTTATTCTAGACGAGATATCTGGATTTGCTATTGAAAATACAACAGGACACGATCAAGCTAAAACTGCTGATGCTATATACGATATGTACCGTGCATCTGTGGATTCTCGTTTTCCAGATTTTGGTAAAGTAATTCTTCTATCATTTCCAAGATTTAAAAATGATCCGATTCAAAAGTTTTATGAGTCAGTTATTGGAGAAAAAGAGACAGTAATTAGAACACATAAATTTAAAATTGACGAGGAACTTCCAGATGGAACTGAAGGAAATGAGTTTGAAATTGAATGGGAAGAAGACCATATAAAATCATACCTTATTCCAAAGGTATATGCGTTAAAGAGACCCACATGGGAAGTAAATCCAACAAGAAGTATTGAAGATTTTAAAACAGCATTTTATAAAAATGCTATGGACGCTTTGGGTAGATTTGCTTGCATGCCTCCAGAAATGATTGATGCATTTTTTAAGTCAAGAGAAAAAGTAGAAAAGGCTTTTAATAATACTGGAATTGCAGTAGATAAATTTGGAAGACTAGAAGAATGGTTTAAGCCAGACCCAGACAAAAAATATTTTATTCACGTTGACTTGGCTCAAAAGCACGACCATTGTGCAGTTGCAATGGCACATGTTGATAGATGGGTAAATGTTAAAGTTACAAATGATTACTCTCAACCAGCTCCAATAGTACATGTAGATGCAGTAAGATATTGGACTCCTACACCAGATAAGTCTGTAGACTTTACTGAAGTAAAAGACTATATTCTTTCTTTAAGGACAAGAGGTTTTAATATTGGTGTCTGTACCTTTGACCGATGGAACTCTCACGATATGATGCAACAATTAAAACAATATGGAATTAATACAGAAATTTTGTCAGTTGCAAAAAAACATTATGACGATATGGCTATGGTTATTTTAGAAGAAAGAATTAGTGGCCCACACATACCGTTACTTATTGATGAATTGCTTCAGCTTAAAATCATGAGAGACAAGGTAGACCACCCACGAAAGGGCTCAAAAGATTTAGCTGATGCAGTTTGTGGATCAATATTTAATTCAATTAGCAGAACAAGACCAGACTTGAATAATGAAATAAATATTCATACATATGAATCTATGTCCATGTATGATGATTTTAGTAGAGATAGATCAGACGTTATTAGCACAAACATGATTCGTCCGCCCAGGATGCCAGAAAGTTTGTCAGATGCCTTGGAAGGGATGGAAATAGTATGAATACATATCAAGAAAAAGCAAAAGAGTGTAAGTGTTGTGGTAAGCACGTTCCTCTTCCTACAGTTTTAAAAGACTACAATGGAGTTACTGTATGCCCAACTACATTTTCAAACTGCATGGAATATAAAAGAATATGGAAGTCTTTAGGCCAAAGGCCGAGTGGCTCAGTTAGGAAACATTTTTCAGAGTACGTTCAAAACCTTGTTGAACAGGAAAATTTAAATGAGTCATAATGAATGGTTCTTTAATCCTTTAGGAGACATAACTTTAACAGATAAAAACTACAATACTCTTTTATATAATAAAATAGATAAAGGAAATTTTAACTATTTAAAAGGAATGGGAAAATCTGGGAAAAAGCATGATTTTATAACATACAATTACAATTATTATGGGTACAGAAGTATTCAGTTTGAAAAATCAAAAGATTTTTTAGCCGCAGGCTGCTCACAGACATTTGGCGTTGGAGTAAATGAAGAATTTATTTGGACAAATATTTTATCTAAAAAAATAAATGTAGATATACCTAACCTCTCTATTGTCGGTGGCTCAATACCATCTATAGTAAATAACCTATTTGCTTATTTTAAAGAGTTTGGTAGACC